CGTGTAACTGAGAAAACTGGTTATGTGGCGACTGTTCCACAAACCAACATTGTTATCTCTGCTTATGGGCGCTTGTGGACTGCCAATAGCACTGCTGACAATGTAACTGTCTATTTCTCTGACTTACTGGCTGGTCATGTCTGGTCAACAGGCACATCTGGCAGCTTGGATATTTCTAGAGTTTGGCCCAATGGTTCAGATGAAATCACTGGTTTGGCGGCTCACAACGGGTTCTTGTTGATCTTTGGTAAGCGTCAAATTCTGATTTATTCAGGTGCAACTACGCCATCGAGCATTACCCTGCATGATGCTGTGAGCAACATTGGTTGCATTGCTAGGGACTCCATTGCCAATACAGGCAGTGATGTGATCTTCCTGTCAAACAGTGGTATTCGGTCGTTCCTGAGAACCATTCAAGAGAAGTCTGCTCCTTTGCGAGACTTGTCCAAGAATGTTCGCAATGACTTGATGACGATTGTTAATGCTGAGACATTGGCAAACATCAAGGCAGTCTATTCAGAGACAAATGCTTTCTACCTAATTAACTTCCCTCTTGCCACACAGACCTACTGCTTTGACACCAAGGCGGCATTGCAAGATGGTTCTTCACGGGTAACTGTGTGGGATTCCATCACGCCAACTGCTTTCCTTGCTAAACGCAATGGAGACTTGCTGATTGGCAAGAATGGTTATGTGGGCAAGTATGGGACTTATCTTGACCATGCAAGCACATACCGATTGCAGTATTTCACTACCTATGCTGACTTGGGTCAGCCCAATGTCACATCTATTCTGAAACGCATTGCTGTGGTGGTGATTGGTGGCTCGAATCAAGGTTTCATCATCAAATGGGGATATGACTTCTCTGGTCAGTATTACTCAACTACATTGACTATTCCTCCATCTACTGTGGCAGAGTATGGAATTGCTGAGTATGGAGCAAATGGATCTCCTGTTGCGTACTACTCTCAGGGCATTGCTTTGCAGACATTGATTGGGCAAACAAATGGCTCTGGCAAGACTGTGCAGACGGGCTATGAAGTTGAGATCAATGGGTATCCTGTGAGCATTCAAAAGATTGAGATTCAAGCCAAGAACGGCAAACTGGTTTAAGGAAGAAACATGGCAAATTACACTAAAACCACCAACTTTGCGGCTAAAGATTCTTTGTCGCCAGGGAATGCTAACAAGGTTGTCAAGGGAACTGAGATTGATACTGAGTTCACCAACATTCAGACTGCGATTGCCAGTAAAGCAGATGGAACCTTCACAAACTTCAGCTTTGTTGAGAGTGGGTCTAATCTACTTATTCGTCACTCAGGAACTGATGTAATGAAGATTGACAGTTCTGGCAACCTGACTGTGTTGGGTAACATTGTGGCTAATGGCACTGTCTAATGGCTCAATCCATACAAACATCAAAGTTTGGAACGCTAGATACTAGCGGGAGAATTCCTGTTTCATTAACTGGCGTAGGAGGTGATCCTGCGCTTGGGCTAGGACTTAGTTTTAATATTGGCGGGAAAGATTACACATTTATCCCTGAAGACCGCATTACTAAAGGCGCGGTGTCTGGTGATAGTGGTGCTTTATTTACTGGATTTCTTGACCCAAAACTACTTTCTACGCTGCAAAGTTCAGCAGAATATGTTGATTTGTCTGGCACTCAAATTGGCTCTTCATTTCAAGTTGGGAGCTTTATTTCTGACAAAATGGGTGGTTCAACCAAAGGTTATCTTGCCCCAAAAGAAGTTGTTGACCCTGTTTTAGCATCTGGGATAACACTATATAACCCTTCATTTGCTGGCAAAGCAAGTGGGATTGGAAATGCAAATGGAAAACCAGCATACATACTGCCGAGTGGTTATGCAGACAACAGTGGACAAGTAACCAAGACAGAAACAAAAATTACTGGATACACCTATAGCGGTGGCGGTGGATTGTTTGGCGGGTTAAGTGATGCTTTTACTCAAGTATTCCAACCTATTGAAAAGACGATTAGTACAAATCTAGCCCAACTAGACAAAGATTTAAGCCTTTCTCAAAATGCACCACTGATTGCAACTATTGCCGCAACCATTGCCCTGCCTGGAGTTGGTGCATCCATTGGTAACTCTTTACTAAGTGCTGGACTGCTTCCTGTTGGTACTTCTGTTGCTACTGCTACGGCAGTTGGAACTGGTTTGGCAAATGCCGCCCTACAAGTTGCTCAAGGTAAATCTCCAGAAGATGCCTTGAAAGCTGGTGTTGTTGGTGCTGCTGGTGGTGCTGTTGGAAATTACCTTGTTGGCGATCCTGGGACATTAAAAAGTTTTGTTACCAGCACATCAACCAATCTTTTGGCTGGCAAGAACCCAGAAGATGCCGTAATAGCTGGTATTGCCAGTAGTGGTGCTGGTCTTGCTGGAAGAACTGTTGCTGTAGAAACTGGCTCTGCTGTTGCTGGTCAAGTGGCTGCTGGAACTACTGCTGGTTTACTTACTGGTAAGACTGCTGAACAGTCATTGGCTCAAGGTGTTGGCAACATAAAGCTAGATTCTCTAATCCCAGATTCTGGAGTAACAGTTGCTAATGAAGCACAGGTCACTGCTGGTCAACAAGATTTGATGAATCAGTTGGCTCCTTTTGAGGTGGACACAACTGCATCAGCATTTGATACAAGAGACATTATTGATGACAATTCTGGATTTTCTGTATCGCAACCAACGACACCAATAACATCAATACCCACAACATCGATTACTGGAAATACTGGAGGAAATATGGCAACAAGTTACACAGAAGACCCGTATGGCTTTAGCGGAGGTACTGAAGTGGATATGGCAACCAGCTATTCTGATAGCAGTGCCGCTGATCCATACGCACTGCTTGACCCCGTAACTGGGGAATACTTTGTTGGCGCTGACGATCAAAACTATGATCCATATACAGCCACTGTAAGCGATGCAATTCAAGATTATGCAAAAGGCACTGGCCTATCAGTCAAAGATGTTGTTAAATTCTTTAAAGACAACCCTAATCTTGCTAAAGCTGCAACTAGTGTGATTTCTGGTGGTGTTGGCTTGTTTGGTACTAAGTTGGCAACAGACACTGCTAGAGAAGCAGCTAGAGTTGCCGCTGAAGCACAGAAATTCAAACCTGTTGGCGTAACCACTAGGTTTGGTGCGACAAACTACACATACGATGACAAAGGCAATCTTGCCACTGCTGGTTACACGCTAACCCCAGAACTCAAGGCAATCCAAGATAAGTTGATGACAGGTGCAACTCTGAGTCTTGATGAGGCTAAGAAAGTTGCAGACCTGTATGACCCACTGAAGAAGGCATCTGCAAGCCTCTTTGATTTGGGCACATCGTATCTTGCTAAAACACCAGAGCAAGTTGCTGCTGATTACATGGCAAAGCAACAAGACTTGCTGGCGCCTAGCCGTGAGCGTCAACTGTCTCAGTTGCAAAACACTTTGTTCCAGACAGGGCGTGGTGGTTTGTCTGTTGGTGGAACTGGATTACGCCCAGGTGGTGGTCAAGGTCTACGGGCGGCATCTCCTGAGATGGAAGCCTATTACAACGCATTGGCTCAATCTGATGCTGCATTGGCAGCAGGGGCACAGCAAGCTGGTCAACAGAGTGTTCTGTTTGGCAAGGGATTGCTTGGTGCTGGTGGCGAGTTCCTTGGCAAGTACACTGCTGGTCAGACTGGAGCCTATGATCCATTCAAGTCGCTTTTAGCTTCTGCTGGCACTGTTGAGTCAATGGGTGCTGGTGCATTGGATGTGGGTACTGCACTGGGTGGCAGGACTACTACTGCGTCAAGCAATGCGGCAAGGACTTTGTTGCCAACTTCATCTGTTAACCCATATAGTTCGTTGTTTACAAGCCTTGCAGATGATCCACAATTTAAGGCGGCAGTTCAATCATTTTTAACTGGCGGTTAAGCCATAAAGGAAATAATCATGGCAGACATTGTTCCAACTTTATTTGGCTTATCCCCTGAGTTGTACCAAGAACAACGGGATCAGATGGCTCGTCAACGGGCTATGCAATTGGCACGACTAGACCCTCTTGAGCAAGCATCCTATGGTGCTGCCAGGGCTGGTCAACAGTTTGGTGGTGCATTTGCCTCTGCAATGGGCGTAGAAGACCCTCAGATGCGTCTGATTAGCCAGCGCAATGCCTTGGCACGACAGTTTGATGTAAGCACCCCTGAAGGGCTTGCTCAGTATGGACAGGCTTTGCAACAAGCTGGTGATACTCAAGGAGCATTGGGCGCAATAAGTATTGGTCGCCAGATGACTCAAGATATGGCTTTAACTCGTCAAAGACAAGCCGCAGAAAGATCATCGTTAGCTACTGCCGCTAAGACAGAGTTGTCTATTGAGCAAGAAAACAAACTGCGTAATGAGTTGTCTCAATTGCCACCAGATGCAACGCAAGAGCAAGTTCTTGGCGTAATAACCAAGTATGGTTCTCCAGACAAGATTCTCGCTGTCTTACAAGGCACCGCTGACAAAGCTGCTGCTAATCAAGCACGAATTGAGGCAGCTAATACGGCTAACCAAGCACGACTTGATGCGGCTAAAGTTGCTGCTGATGCAAAAATTGAAGCGGCTAAATTGGCTGGTGCTACTGCCTTACAAATTGCTCAATTGAGAGCAGACAGTGCAAGAGAGTTGAGACAGTTAGCAACATCCCTTAAAGGGCCAAAAACACTTGCTCCTTCACTGCAAAAAGAAGAAGACAAAGAACTTGAGTTGGTTGACTCTTTGGCAGCAAGAGAAACATCATTGGCTCCTGCCATTGCATCTTTGACTATTGATCCAAAAACTGGGAAGCCTCCATTGGATTTGGGGCCGCTTAATAACGCAAAGTATTTGGCTCAAAACGCATCTGGTAATTCTTCTGCTGAAAGTAGAAATTTTGCGGCTTTACAACGATCAATTCAAGAAGCAACCAACTTGAAAACTGATGCCGCTAAGGGCGTTCAAACTGACAAGGATGTGTTGCGCTTCGCAAATGAACTTATTGCGGCTTATGGTGGTTATGACACTAAAACTACTTTAGAGGCTCTTAATAACTTTGCCAAATCAACAACAAAAGCCAGAGAAAATGCTCAAAAACGCATTGATAGTCGCCGCAAATCACAGGGCGTAGAGCCGTATTATGGCCCTGCTGCTGGTACTGCACAAAACCCAATCAAACTGGATTAAAGGTAAGCAT